AATACTACTATAAATATAATCAAATTATTAAGGATTCAAATTGAAATTAATGTATGATTTAGAATCGCCTAATTTTTCTGTTGAAGAATCAATTAATGAAACAACAGGATTACCTACAAAAAAATATAAAATAAAAGGTATTTTTTCTACAATAGGCGAAAAGAACAGAAATGGTCGTATTTATCCTAAACATCTTTGGGAAAAAAATGTTAGAGAGTATCAAGAAGTAATAGAAACAGGTTCTATTAATAGATTAGGCGAGTGGCAACACCCACCAAGAAGCAATATTGACCCAATGAAAGGTGTAATTGCTATTGATAAACTTTACATAGACCAAACAGGAAAATATGTAATGGGCGAAGCCACGCTTCTTGATAACGAACAAGCAAGACAACTAAAATCACTTATAGACAATGGTATTAAATTATCAGTATCAAGTAGAAGTTTAGGGTCTGTAAAAAATGGTATAGTTGAAGATTTTAAACTTATTACTTATGATGTTGTTGATACTCCGTCTGATTATAATGCAACAATGAACGGATTAGTTGAGTCTTACCAACTTAATGAAGGAATTTTAATGGATAAAGAATTTGATATAGTAGATGATAAAATTGTAGAAGTTAAAAAATCATCAGCAAAAAAGAAAAAATCAATTAAAGAAGATGATACCGAAGATAAAGAAAAAGTTGAAATTTTAAATGACGATGATGATTCTGATAATTCTGATGAAGAATGCAAAGATAGCGAAGATACTGAAGATTCAAAAGATTCTAAACAAGAAAAAGAAGACAAAGAAACTGAAGTAACAGAGCAAGACCTAAATAAGTTTAATACAGAACTAAAAAACAAGTTTAAAGAATTATTAAGTTCTTTTTAATATAAAATTAAACTATTTAGATAAATAAAATAAAACTATAAAAGGATAAATTAATGTTAGATAAGTTATTAGAGTCAATAGATTCTAACATTTTGACTGCTGAAACAAAAGCAGAACTTCAACAAATGTTTAATGAATCTGTTGAACTTAAAGCAACCGAAATAGCAAATACAGAAATAGCAGAAAAACAAAAAATATTAGAGAATTCTTATAACAATAACTTAAATATTATAACTAAGAAAATTGTAAGAAATCTTGATAAATATGTTAATGAGTCTATCAAAAGTGTGGTGGCAGAGATAAAATCATCACTTAATGGCGAACTTGCTATTAAACGTGCTGAAACTATTGCAGAAGCCTTTGATGTATCATTACTTGCAACAGGTGTAAATGTAGGTAGAATTCAAAGTGAGATTTCAGATAAATCTTATCAATCAAAACTTAAAGACCTAGAGAAAAAATATAGTTCTTTAAATAAAAAATATAAAGATTTAGCAGAATCTTCTAATGATATGATACAGTATGGCACTATCACAGAACTTAAAGAAGGCTTAACTTTAGTAGAACAAAAGAAATTTGAAGAATTAGCAAAATTGATTAAATTCGAGCAAACTTCTGATTATTTCAATAAACTTAAATCGTTGCGTGAGAGTGTAAAGGGAACTTCAGATGAAGTTAAGGTTGAGAAAAAACAACTTAATGAATCTGCAAAACCAAGTTTAGATAGTTCAAGTTGGAAAAGATTAATTTAATTTAAGTTAATCTAATTCTTAAAAAAAAATTTTAATAAAATGATAAATATAAATATAATAAACTAAAATAAAGGATTTTATAAAATGCTTAATGATAAAGATTTAAAAATGCTTCTTGAAAGTTCAAAAGCACCAATGCTTAATGAAGCAGATAAGTCTGTTATGACTATTTTGCTTAATAACACAAGTGCTGAAATCGATAGACTAATGAACGAAAGCACCGTAGCAGGCGATATTTCACAATTTACGCCAATTATGATGCCTTTAGTAAGGCGTGTTTATCCAACTCTTATTGCTAATGAGTTGCTAGGCATTCAGCCAATGACAATGCCAACAGGCTTCATATATTCATTGGTAAATAGATATACAGGTAACGGTAAGCCTGCAGAGCAAACTGATACTGCAAAAGCAGGACAAATTCTTGAATTTGCTAGTGCAAGTGATGTTCCTGCAAAAGGTGCAACTGTAACAGGTGCAACAAGCCACGCTTCAGGCACAGTAATTTATACTGAAGGCAAATTTGCACTTGTTAAAGTAAATGGAACTTATTTCCAAGTTGAGAACGATACTGTATCTAGCAAACCAATTAAAGCCGTTTATACAAACGAAGCAACATTTAAGAAAATTCTTAAAAATTATACAGGTTCTGTATCAACAGCCGATGGCGAGAAACTAGCAACTGATATGGCTGAAGTTGGATTCGGTATTGAGAAAAAAGCAGTTGAAGTTAAAACAAGAAAACTAAAAGGTAGATATACTCTTGAAATGTATGAAGACCTAAAAGCACAACACGGACTTCTTGCAGATGAAGAACTTATGAGCCTAATGAGTGCTGAACTTCAATCAGAGATTGATAGAGAAGTTGTCGATTTCGTTAATAGCAACGCAGTTGTAACCGCTAACGCATTCGCTCCACATAGTGCAGATGGTAGATGGGAAATTGAGAAATACAGAGCAGAAGTTATCAAAATTGCTAATGAAGCAAGACAAATAGGTATTGATACAAAACGCGGTCAAGCAAATATAATTCTTTGCAGTCCAAAAGTTGTAACAATGCTAGAGCAAGTCGGTTCATTTAGAACAGCACAACAAGATTCAGCAGTAGTTCAACCACTATCAGGCGGTGTTGCAGGCGTATTTGACGGTAAATATAAAGTTATTTGCGACCAATATGCTACAAATGATTATGCAACTCTACTTTATAAAGGTGCTGATAGACGTGATAGTCTAGGATTTTTCGCTCCATATACACCACTATCATTCATCAGAGTAACAGATGTTGAGAGCGGACAACCTGCACTTATCCTAAGAACAAGATATGCACTTGATACAACTCCGTTGAATCCTGAAGCATATGCTAGAACATTCGGTATTGATTTTACTAGCACAGCACTAGCAAAATAATTTAACTCCCCCTTAAAGGGGGAATTTTAATCTATCGGCTTAAACCACTCAAAACTTACAATTACATAAACAATAGCAAATAAACCTAATACAATTAAACCTGATTCAAACATTTTAATTCCTTAACTTCTTAAACTAAGTAAAATAAACATATTCACAATAATTACTGTAATTGATGTTACAACTGAAAATAAATCCCAACCACTAAGTGTTTCCATTTTATATCCTTTGTTCTATTTTTAATTTTTACTTTTATTATTAATAAAAATAATCAAATATATTGTAGTTGCTACAATAAAACACTCTAATAAATCAAAATCGCCCATTTTATATTATTAATCCTTATTTGATATAGAAAAACCAACGGTCGTATATAAACAACAATACTATTAATATAATTAAAATAGGTATAGTTCCACTCATCTTAAACTCCTTCTTTATTTTGAAAAACTTATATAAATACAGACTATTGCCACCATTAAAAACATAAATTGTAAATTTGTCATCTTATGCTCCTTTGTTATCTAATACTTCCAACATATTCATAAACTAAATTACCACAATCATATATACGTCTATAATCATTATTAAACATATTTTCTGATTCGGACAAATTATAATCAAATAAACTTAATTTATCCTTTAGTTTGTGTTTTTGAAATTGATTTCTTGATAGTAGTTTTAATGTATTTTTCTTAAAATAAAAATAATTAGGTTCAGTTTTTCTTAAAAATTTAAATCCTAAAGTTTCATAAATTTTACCATTACTAAAACGTCTATTAGCATACGTAATTATTGATTTAGGATTACAATTCTTAATAAAGTAATTAAATAATTTGCTTGCTCCGCCGATAACTGAAAATCCTGATTTATTGCAAAATCTGATTAATTCATAATCGTATTTTTTATTAAATCTAGGTTTAGCAAAAGTCATTAATGATACTAATTCATTATTATAATATAATCCTAAATTTGTGCTTGCATTTACAAATCCTTGTAAGTGATTTAAATTTAGAAATTCAACAGTTTCTGATGATTTTATTTCTTTAATAATACATTTTCTAGCATAAATTCTATTATTAACAGGAATTAAATTTAATTTATTTTTAATCATTGATAGCCATATATCTATATTATCAGATTCAAATATATGAAATAAAGTATATCCTTTTTCTAAACACAATTCAGTC